CTAAAAGTGGCGCTCGCAAGCATCCGAAATCACCCAATCATCAAGAATGCGGTCGATCATCTTGGCAACCTCACCCGGCAAGGCGTCTGCCGGGCCGTTGTTATCAATGATCCACCCCGCATCCGACGCGCTCAGCTCTATTGAGCCAGCAGGCTCAGGCGGCAAGCGCCGTGAGGCATCCACCCAAACCACAAGATCAAAGATTTCACGGGACCGCTCAAACTCATCACGCGAGCGCATCCCCGTGTAAATGTCATGACCCACAAGAATTTGCTCAGCGAGCATAGGGCCAGGGCGCAGATTGTAAGCCCGGATCGCATGAAACCAGAGATCGCGGTGCGCGTGCCGATCCTCATAGGCCGCGCGCCAATTTGGATAGAGATCAGACACAAGCGGAAAGACAGCCTTTTGCGCCGCAAATTCAGAGCTGGAACAACTGCGCAAGCCGTAGTTGTCGCGCAGGATGTCGCCCACACTATCCTTGCCATGCCGACCGTGACCGATGATCAACAGGCGCATAGCGCCCGTAAGTGAAACGCTATGCCCTGACATCAGAAACACCCCGCAAAATTTCATTGAATTGATCGACAACGCCCAGCTCGCGCGCGAGCTGGCGCAACCGCTTGAGCAAGGCCCGCCACGCCGCCGAGCGGCGCACATATGCAGGCGCATGATGCAAGGCCCACAGATAGGCGTCAAAGCCATCAGCGAGCCGCAAAATCTTTGCCTCATAGGGCATCAGATCAACAGCCTCAAAACCGAGGGCGGCAATCGCACCAGCCTCAAGATCAGAAATGCCCGCGTATAGCTCCGGGCTCGACCTCTTGACCGGCCCCGGAATGTCACCCGTTGCAAACTCGCCCAAGTCATGAGTGAGCGCCGCCTTCAAAAGCTCAGCTCGCGGATATGGCCAAAACTGCAAGATCAGGATCGCCACGCGGGCAGAGTGCCCATCAACGCGATCACCAGAGCCCGCAAGGTGCCGGTGCGCGTGCCATCGCAGGACAGCGCCCGCGTGCCACGCTGAGGGCGCGCTCACGGCCTCACGCAGAGGCCAGCACCACAGGCGCAAGGCTTGCCCCCAGACGTGCGCCACGATCCGCGCAATCACGCTGGACAGATAGCCGGACAGGGCACTAACAGCCGCCGCGCCGATCATGCCCGCCACCGGGCATCAGGGGTTTGCGTGATCAGAGTGCGCTTACCGTTTGCGTATGTGACAACATGGGACCGCTGCCAGCTTGACGGGCTATTATTATAGCCCTGATCAAGATCGCCAGACATCCCGGCGATATAGACGCCATCCAGGATTTGCGGCGAGTGCTTATCAGCAATCGTGAGTCGCGTGCCCATCTTAGCAAGGCCAACCGCCGTGCCGCGCGAACCGTTCGGCCCCTGATGCCCGTGCATCCCGCATTCAATGCCACCGCTATCCTGACAGATCACGAAAGAGCCGCCAATTGGCACAAAGTCGATGCCCTCAAGCTCACGGGCATCCTCATTCTTGAGCGCCCAACGGCAAAGGTTGAACCCCTCAACGCCCTCGCGGATCGCTCGCAAAAGGGAAAGGTTGCACTCATGCCAATATTCGGAATTTGGCGTATCCATGCGGTCACCATCGCGCCGCGCCCATTGCATCAGCCGATCATCATGGTTGCTCTCGACCATGACCGTGCGGCAGGTATCCCGCTCAATGGCGCGCAGAAACTTTGCGCCCTCGCGCACCTGCCAACGGATGCCAGAGTGCCCGGCGGCACTCATCCGGGCGCGGTGTATTGGATCGCCATCAACGTGACGCGATGCCATTTCAAAGGACATCAAGTCGTGAATGAATTGGTATTCAGGCCGCAGGACATCCATCAGAGAACCGCAATGCCGCCCCCAAAGAGCGTCAAAGACATCATCCGCAAGGCTTGGGATATGGATGTCGCCAAAGGTGACCGCCTTTACGCGGTTTCCCGAACTGATGCGCCCGGCGCGCACGATCACATCCAAATCCTGAAACGCGCCATCAGAGGTTGCCGAGATTTGGCGCAGCCATGCCCCGCCGCTATCATCAGCCTCAACAACGGTCGCGCCTAGAACGTGGTGAAACTCAGCCTTGAGACCGGCTTTTTTCTTGACGTAGTTTGGCAGCGTGCAAGCACCCGTTGTCATGACCGATGGCACGAATTTGCCGGGCATGGCGGGCACACTTTCAAAGGCAAGCTTTGCGTGTGGAAAAACAGCCGTGCGCCCTTGGGCGTAGGTTGTTAGGCCGCTCAGTGGGCGCACCGCCGTTGGCAGGGTATTCATTTCAGCGCAGAACAACACCGGGCCGCAATCCATCGGATCGAAACGCAAATGCGGCAACACCTCGCGCGCAAACTGCGCGGTGCGCGTCTGGTGATCGGTGTAAAGTGCGTGATTGTAGGTGAACCCGCCAACGACAACCTCAGCGCCAATGTGCCGGGCATAGGCTTGCAGGTTAGACCAAAAACGCAAATGCACATCCGTATCATCTTGCGCCGATGTCAGAAGCCAGCGCCGCACCTCACCCTTGCGGATCGCGGCAGCGGGTGCGCCAGGGCGAGCGAACAACCCCCAATCAGGCAAAAAGTGATCCCCACCGCGCGCATGAGCCGCCGCCTGCGTTTCAAGGAATGCACGCACCATGCGCTCAGTCGTTTGATAGCCGGTTTCGGTGAGCCGCCGCGCCGCCTCCGAAACGCTCGACCCCTTGCCGCCCATCGGCTTGCGGAACGGGTCGAAACCATCCCGCAAGGATGCCTCAAGAGCATCCTTGATCCGCTGCGCGCGAGCGGGGTCCTGCGCGCCGGTTTTGCGTTGACTTTTCATTTTGGGTTTACCCTTTATCTCGCTTCAAGCGGCGGATGCGGTCATAGTGCTGAGAGGCATCCGTGAGCGCCTGAATGATCAATTTATTGCGCGGCGCGGCGTCGATTTCCGCCGCCAGCTCGCGCTTAAACTCAGCCGTATATTCCGGCGGTGCAGGCACCGCTGAGGCGTCAAAGACAGCCCGGCCCGGCTCGCCGCAGGCACTCAAGAAACTCAGAGCCACTAGGGCGAGGCCCCGGCGCAGATCGAATGATTGCATCTTTCACCTCTTGGGATTGTTGTGCGTCCAGCTCGCGGCGCACATCAGCCGCCGCGTCGGCGCGCTCGCGCGCCACAAAGGCCACCACAGCGCCGCAAAGCGCGAACGCGAAGGCAGCAACCCAAAGCGCCCGCCGCAACGCAGGGCGGACGCACAGGGCGCGCAGGGCGGCTATTGCCGCGCTGATCATTTGCCGACCGGGCGGCTGAGCCCCGCCGCGATCAGCGATCCCGTGCAAAGGCTATGCTCAGATTTGCGCCGATTGACCAAACCATTGATCACCCGCCCCCCGGCCCGGTTCCACCGCAACAGCTCATCGCAGGCACCGAAAAGATCGCCCGCATTCGCCTTGCGCACCGCCGTTGACCGGCAAGCCGCGCCGGTGCCGACGTTGTAAGACCAGCTCAGGAACGCGACCGCCGCACCCTCAGGCAACGGGGCCTTGAGGCACTTGCCGAGGCCAACGGCGTAGGATCGCAATTCCTCATCAAGCATCGCATCGCATTGCGCTTTGGTATAGCTATCGCCCCGGCTCACGCCCTTGGTTTCGCCGTAGCAAACCGTCCAAACGCCGATCACATCTTGATAGGCTTGCGTGCGCAAACCCTCCCATTGTCCGACGAAAGAGGCCGATGCAATCGCCACGGCCACAACGCTCGCGGCCAGGGTGCGCTTACGCACCCGCATCGCGCCGCTTTCATCAGAGCAAAACCGGCGCACGACACCGGAAACAGCAACTTGCCGGATCACGCGAGCAAATACACCCAAGGCGCTCACCAGAGAGGCAATGCCCGCAAAAACAAGCGGGTGCAGCCCAAGCATACGCGCATCGACCAGATCAAAGAACGCAGACAAGCCCGACAGGATAGCGGCGAGAACCATCAGGCGCACCGACCAAGAGAACCGCAGAACGGCCCGCACGTTTTCAACGTATTTCATGATTTCATTCCTCAAAAAAAAGGCCCGCTCGAAAGCGGGCCAAGGTGACGGCGCGCACCGGCGCAAACCGTTTAGGGACATTCAAACCTTATAAGGTTAAGATACGTCACAAATCAAGCCAAAACAGGGATCACCAGATTAGCGCGCAGGCGTCAAATTTCCGCAATCAACACCGCGCGGCCCGTATAGTCGATCACCTCAGTAGCAATGTTGCGAGGGTTCTGGATTAAGAACCGATAGATTTCCTCAGTTTCATATCCAAAACTAATGACCGACACGAACCCTTGCGCGCGCGCCTCCGATAGACAAACCTCATTCATTCTTGCCCAAATGCTTTCGCCCCGGCGCGACTTGTCCACCCAAATAAAAGACCACAAGATTGACCTATCCGGGGCCGCGCCGATCTTTTCCGCATAGCCAGTTGCCACGCTCGACTTTCCAACCGGAAAGAAAATGACTGACCCGAGAACCTTGCGGCCATCAACCGCAAGCACGCAATGAGCGTCAAGATCGACATAGTGGCGCAACTCAGCAAGCGCATCCTCCAACCTTCGGGAACCTTGCAGCTCGCACATGCGGCTGAAAAAAAGACGCATTTCCCGCAGCGGACGACTAACAATATTCACCTGTAACCCTCCAAGGTCAGGCGAAGAAAGCCAAGAGCGCTTTCAATTTCGGCTCTTGTAGATGCCTCATCAACCGTGGCATTTGCGTTGATACGCACCCCCTCAAGGGACGAGCCAACCGCGCGCCAATGCACAGAGAGGTTTAGAAACATCTGCGCCACCTCATAGGCCGTCATGCCGGTTGCGTTCATTTCCTGAAAAATGAAAGGGTATGGCGCGAGATCGGAAGGCTCAGGCACAGCCGCTAAAAAGCTATTCGCCTCGCGCTCCTTTTCCGCGTAAATCATTTGTTGCCCGGCGATATCAGTGATGAACAGCAATCTTACAGCGCCGATAAGCTGATTGATATCCTGAATTGCCTGCGCCTTGTGTGCCGCAAGCTCTTTTTGCTTACTCTCCGCAGATCGGTGAAGGATCATTTCACAAACTCCAATTGGACCGGCACAAAGGGCAATGGCGGCTCAATATCGACAACATAGCTACCGGGGTCCGGCAGCGTCAAAACGTGCGCCACCAAGCCCCCATCAGTTACCGCTTGCCAAAGAACCTCATCACTCACCCTGTCCACAACACGCAACCGCGTGCCGACCGGGCCAGACGGAAGCGACAAGCTATCCCCATCAAGCACAGGCGCGGCAATGGCGGGCCGAGGGACTAGCCCGGCCTCACCATCGACATGCATCAGCAACAGGTCAGCAAGCCCAACCCTATCAACCACAACAGCCCCGACAGGGGGCACGCCGAAACCCGCCCCCTCAACAAACCCATCTTGATCAATGATTGCGTAATGTTTCATCGTGCAATTGCCTTTCCGATAAGGGCCACGTCTTTGATATTTGGCTGCGTAAAGGCGCTACCACCCCAATAGCTAGGATTGCTAGGCTGGCTTATTTCGTTGTGAGCAATCAGCACATCAAGCTCAACATCGTCATAATTGCCCAAAAGCACCTCAGTCGCAGTGTGCGTCTGCCAAGTTGTGAAGGATGCCGACCAGCCACTTTGGGAATAATTCACCCAAGCGCCCCAGACCCCGGCAATCTTGAGCCGGTAACGGAAAATCACACTAGTGCGATCCGTGTAGTAGGTTGTGATGTCACCCTTACCCCCGGAATACACTGAGCGCGACTCATAGTGGCGGTAGCTCGCAGCCCATGCCAGCGTCCAAAAATTATCTTGCGTCCACACACCCAAGCTATTTGCGGTTGCTCTCTCAAAATGCAGTTTGACCACCGGCGTTGCATAAAGCAAAAGCGCCGAGCCATCAGACACCGAACCAACAACCAGATCACTGCGCGAGATCAGGTTTGTAAAGGCGGCATTGCCCTCCTTGGTGATTGCCCACCCCTGAGAACCAGGATCAGTGATCGCGCCCGACCCGTTGATTGCGCCGTTGAAGGTGCTTGACCTCAAAGTGCCGCCAAACACCGCCAGACCCGCCGCCGCGAAAGACGAAACACTAACGTGCGCCGCCGTCACAGACCCATCAAGCAAGATCGAAGCGGCCGAGATTTTGGCAATCGAAACCGACCCCTCAGAGCCATCAGCGGCGATCAGCTCCAATAAGGAAACCTCATCACCCGCTTGCGCCTTGATTAAGTACCCCGCCGATGCATTGCCTTCCAGGTCAGCAATGGCCGTACCCTGAGCGGTGACAACAGACGGAACCCCATTCGCCATAACGCCCAACTCTGTCAGCATCGTGCCGAATATAGTGCCGTTGGTGAAATTCGCTTCGAGACCGAGGATGTCGGTGATGTTGCCTTGAAGGTTCGAAATATCGACGCTTAGATCGGTTGTGGCCGCAGCAATGGCGCTGTCTGTAGCGGCCTTGGTGTAATGGTTAACAGCCAGATCAGCGGCAACATCTGCCACATCATCCTGTATTTGCTCCTGCGCCAATTCCTCCGCCGTCGCCACGCGGATATTGACGCGGTGAAACTTGATATTCTTTGCGGCCATCGCCGGAAAGCCATTCCAGTTCGCAAAAGCGTGGAAAACGTGAAGATCGAAGGTGCCAGTAAAAGCACTAGGACGCTTTAGCAGAACCCGCGCCGTTGCCCTCTGACCCAAGACGACCGGTCCAGACAGACAATCTTGCATCTCCTTGAACGAGGCCCAAGTTTGACCCCCGGTGTTCTTCCAAGCCAGATATAGACCGGCCCCGGTCAGTGTCCCGCTGACCAGCGTGAAATCACACTCTACAACATACCCAAGAGCGTTTCTTTGTCCGCTCCACGCACCTGTACCTGTGCCGGAAGCCAAGCCATCGCGCTGTACGGCGGTCAAATCGAACCCCCAGGTTTCACCCTCGTCAAAGATTTCGTTGGCTGCCTTGGTCAATACCCCCTCTGCCGCATATCGATTCCAGCCAAGGGCGTCCGTCAAGAATTGGTCAATCAGAACGCCTTGAGATTTTGAGAACGCGGAACTCAGCGAGAGGCGGGCCGCAGCGATGGCGCTCTCCGTGTCAACCTTTGTCAGATAATCGCTGGTCAGCGTTGCCGACACCTGCCCAATATCATCAGCGTTTCCGTCGATCCCCGCCTGCAACAGCGTCTGCACGGCGGCGATGGCGCTTTCCGTGTCAGCCTTGGTCAGATATTCGCTGGTCAGGGTTGCTGAAATCGAACCAATATCGTCCGCGTTGTCGTCGATCCCCGCCTGCAACAGCGTCTGCATGGCCGCAATGGCCCCGTTCACGCCCTCGCTGGTCAGGTACTGCGTCTCAAGGGTGGCCTTCACAGAGTCGGCCTTGGAAATGCCGGTGACCTCGCGCACCGCCAGCATGGAAATCTTGACCGTCGCGTCCGAATTATTCCCACCATTCACACGATAGTGCGGGCGAAACACCGCCGTGCCGGTCGGCATGTTAATTCCGGCCGATCCCGCAGGGTAGGCGGCGGAACCCTCACCCGCAACAATCATTGTTAGGTGAAAAACGCCGTCCGCTACACTGACATCATCCAGCTTGAATTGGAAATTGGTCAGCAATGCGACGCCAGAACTGTCCCAAGTGCTAATGCCCAGGTAGTGAAAGATCGGCCCCTTGGTGCCGTCATTGGTGACACGGCCTTTAACCTCGATTTCATAGACGCGATCACTCTGGACCTCGACTATTCCTTTGGTTGCGACGTTCTTGTTACTTGCGCTCAATTCGATGGCATTGGCCGACAGCGCCGCATCGTAGGAAATCGGGTAAGGGGTGTTGGCGGCCTGAGGCGCAAGCGCTCCGCTTGCTTCCTGCCAATACTGTGCGCCACCACCGAACCCACTCGGCAGCAAGCCGGTGACTTGACTGACGATAGAGGACACGTCCGCGCCCATGGCGTCTATGGCCGTATCCACCCCGTCAAAGGCGTCAGACAGCTTTCCCACAAAGCCGTCCACCAGCGCGTCGTGGTCCCCGCGTACCTCATCGGCGTTTTTCAGAGTGTCCTGTACCGGACCATCCAAATCGTCCACACCAAGATACACGCCGTTCGTAGAAACCAAAACCGAAGGCGTCCACGAAACAGCGCGCGGCGATGCCGGGATATATTTTGCGCGAACCTCGTAAATGGTAGCGGGCAGAAGCCCAGAAACCACAGGCAAAACACCCACCTCAAAGGCGCGAGTTTCGACCTGGGCAACAACCTCATGAGTTGTCGCAACACTCACCTCAAACAGAATGCCCGCAACATCATCAACGCCGCCATCCCAACGCATAAGCAAGCCAGGGCGGCGGGCTGCGCCCGTACCATCCCCGACATCAGCCGCGATAGGATCGAAACCAACGACACTTTGCGCAGACGGCAGCACCGGCGGCAACGGCGAGGGCGTAACCGGGACGAAATCAGAAGCATGATCCCAATTCCCATGATCCGCCGGATCAACCTCAGTTACATCAACGATCAAATCGCAATTGGGCAGATCAATAATGCCATCAACCCGGAATTGCTTTGCCTCGTATCCGTTGCGCGCGCTTGTCCACGTCACGACATCGCCGGGCTCAATGAGCCGGAAACGCGCGGGCAGAGTGTGCGTATGCCGACGCGCCCGGCGCGCCGCAGCAAGCTCGCCCACAAGCAAGCGCTGAGCCTGAGCCGGGAAAGGCACAAAAGGCAGTTGAACATCAGCCATCAGGCGGCGTCCGCCATCCTCAACCTCAAATGCAGGGTTGTAGAGCGGCGGTGTTGAACGCATCACATATCCCTCATCGGGCGAGGGGTAAGAGGCGATCACGCCGTTGACCGTATCGCTCAAGCCATAGAAAGGCGTGAACGATTGCGGCGAGAGGCTTACAATATCCAAATCAGTGAAGTGAGCAACAGGCGCATCAGGGCCACCAACATAGATTTTGAAGATCCCGCCCACTTCACTCATGCGCCCGGCGCAAGCCGTCAAAAGCGCCTCGAACGCCGCGCCAATTTCACTATTCACAGTGATCTCACCGGCAGCGCGATAAATCGGCTCAAGCCCGTCCTCACCCTGAATTTCCGCACGGCACTTCTCGACCTGAGAAATCCAATGCGCGGCAGGCAAGCGCGCGGCAGTCAAGCCTTGCAGGCCATAGAACCAGCTAGCCGCACGGGAACCCGCCTCAAACCCAGCAGAGTAGAGCGCCACACCATCGCGGGCATCCGTGGCACCCGCACCAATCTCAATCTCAAGGATCGGATCGCTGAGCCCGGAAATGTCAAAATCAGACACCACAACCACAACGCCCGACGCACCGCCACGGATGAGCGGTTGCCCCCCGTTTTCGCCCTTGCCTGACGCCTGAATATACTTTTGCCCCTCAGCACCATCGCCAAACGGCGAGCGAGGCGAAACCCCGCCGTTATGATCCAAGGCGCTACGCGCCGCACCGCCGCTGGCGGTCCAAACCTGCACCACGGCAGCGCCATCCTTGAGGGTCGCCACAGTGTCGGTGCCCGCCTCGTCTGTCATGCCGCCACCGCCGCCGCCAATAAGCTCTAGAGACAGCGTAGAAACGCCAGACCCGAGAGAAACGCGCCCGGCAGCCTCAAAGCCACCGCCGAGCGCCGGGGAACCATAGCGGAAGCCACGGGCCAGGTTGTAAGCCTGCACAGCGGGCAGGGCGTCACCGTCACCACCCCACGTTGCGGGCTCATCCCAACGCTGCAAGCCAACGCCGCCCTGCGAGCCGTCCTTGCTGATGTCATAAAGCTTGACACCATCAAGAACGAATTTTGAACGCGGAAACCCCGTGAAAATCTCTTGGTTAACCCGGAACGTGACCACCACATAAGCCACACCAAATCCGATGCGGGAAGGCGAATAAACGCGCGGCGCGGTTTGGCTCACTGTGCCCGTGAGAAATTCATCAGCCGCCGTTTGGTTGCCATCGTGAAACCGCAACCAAGCATGATCTTTCCCGTTCTCACGGTACTCAACAGCGGCAAGCCCCTTTTCGTCACCAGTATCCTCAAGAGACACGGCGCGGCCTTCAATGAACCAACGGCGCAAACCGGCAACCGGCAGATCGCTCAGCGCAATCACCTGAGTGTAATAGGCGTTTGGCGTGCCACCAACATCACCCCATTCAGAATGCCACGCCAGCGAGCCCGCCGATAGCGAGGGACCCAACACAAAGGAACGCGGCACCGATCCGCCGGTTTGAATGCTGCCCTGAATGGAAAAGGGCTCAGCCTGAGGCTTGCCAGCAAAGGCCCGCGCCAAAGCCGAAACACCCAATTGCACAGCCGCACGCAGCAAAAAGTTGCCAATCGCAAAAGAGCCAAGCGCGCCCAGGCCAATCGTCCAGCTTGAAATTGCGGTGATGGCGGCAGCAATTGCGGTAAAGATAGCCATGAGATCAACCCACCAATTTTAGGAACTTGTTTTCAGATAGAGCAAAACCCGCGCCGCCGAAAAATCGGGCAACACGGGGATCATTGAGGCCAGACAGACCGGCGGCTGCACATCCCTCAGCGAGCGCCCACGCCTCATAGCCCGCGAGCATACGGCGCGAGGCGCGCCCCCGGTGCATCGGATCGACCCAAAAAACCAATTCTTGAGCAATGCGAACCGGGGAAAGCGGCGAGATCGCCGTTGAAGCCGCTAAAACGCCCCGTACAGCGCCGCCAACCTCAAGGATGAGGCAGAGCTTGCGCGGGTCCTCAATGTAGTCCTGAGCGGCGCGAGAGGCGTGCGCAGGATCAAAATCAAACGGGATGCCCGATGCTGCATGAAAGTCACGACAGAGGGACAACACCGCAAACCGCTCATCAGGCCGCGCAGGGCGCACAATGGCGGCGCAGCTCATGCGCCAGCAGCATCGCGCACAGTGCCGCGCTTACCCCAAAAAATCACCAGATCGCCGCAGCTTGTGACATCCTTGTAAAAATCATCACCGGGCGAGCGCACTTGCTGGCTTTCATGGCTGCGCAGATCAGGGTTGCCGCGTGTCAGCTCTTGAGCGCTGGACATGCACTTGATCGAAATGCTGCCCTCGCCACCCTCAGCGGGCGTTTCAACCGGCGCGCCATCGACAAAGCCGACGAAACGCGAGGCGGCAGGTTCAACCATGCGCCAAGTATCGGGGTCGAACTCACCGCGATAAATCTCAACCTTTGCCTGCCGGATGTCATAGAGGCGCAACAGCTCATTGATACGATCATCAAGTTGCGAGAATTTCACCTCAACCTCTTGCACCGTGAGGTTTGACACCATCGGGATCGGATCAATGGCGATGAGCGCGCCCACCCCCTTAAAATCATAGGTGACCGGCAACCCGGTATCCGCATCCATTACTTGCGCGCTTACATCCCCCACATCAGACCAAAAGCCCTCAGTGATCGGCGCGCCGGTTGCGCGCACGCGCCCGGTGATCCGCATGAAATCGCGCACGACAAGCGTTTGAGCCTCAAGCAATGCTTGAGTGCTTACAGGAATAACCCGCATTTTTCTCACCTCTGAATTGTAGGGAAACCTTAGAAGATTTGTACCGCCGAAAAGCTCACCGATGAGGCCACCAGATCACGCAGAGAGGGCGGCGATTGACCGGGCTCAAGGATCATTTCGCAAGGCGCACGGTTAACCGTCACAGCCGCGCCAACCGTTACGCCAGGGCGAAGCGCAGGGAACACCGAAAACTTTTTGGCCGAACCCGCACCAACAATATTTTGCGCCGCTTGGATCATGTGCAACGCCCGGCTTGGCCGGGGGCCATACTCAAACGAAATATAATCACCAGGACGCAGCGAAAGCCCGCCAGCGGCGGCGCTGAGCTGGATAGAGAACGCATCAGCGGGGTAAAGAGCAGAAACCGAGATTGCACCGGCGTACCCGCCCGGATGCGCCGCCGGAAACGGGCGGCGGACATCATAGGCAAGGAATGAGCCCGCCGAGCCGTTAAGGGTGATCAGCGCCGCCTCAATAGCAGCAGCATCACCCCTCAAAGCTGGCGCCGTGGTGAAGCTCGCACGCCAAAGCGCCGGGCCTAAATCCTTGGCTTGAGTTGAGCCGCCAACTGTGCGACTCAGCTCTTGCCGGTGCATCGGCCAAAATGTTGCATCCGCCACCTTGCAGAGATCAAAGAGATCAGCGCGAGGGTAAATCATGGCAATTTCCTTCCTGACTGAGCCTTTAGAACCGCTTGCTGCACCTTGCCGTTGAATTGGGCAGCATCGGCATTCAGCCGATGCTCAAGCTCTTGCACCGCCGCAAGCGAGGCACCGCGCGCGTCGATCTTTGGCGCATAGGTGAAGCTCATGCCACCACCACCACCGCCGAGCTTGCTATTGGGGATTACCTGCGCACCCATTGGCAGGTTGACCAACTCAGGGCCTTTTTCACCAACCCACGACAAACCACCGCGCCAATTGTCAGTGCCAAGTGCATTTTTTCCGATCAACGGGCCGTCAAACCAATCAGAGCCACCAAGGAACCGCGAAATCCCGTTGATCGCCGTCATTTTGAGGGCTTCAATAATGAAGGATTTCAGCGCATCCGTGCCCTGATCAATGTTGTCGATCAGGCTTGAGAATGCACTTTCCCACCCCTGCTTGACCTCATCGCTCGCATCTTTGGCCTTTTTGGCTTCCTTGCTCAGACCGCGCACACCCTTAGCAGCGGCACCCGCATTTGCCGGAACCTCTTTGAACTTTTCGTTCACCTGAGACAGCCGCAAATTGTACTCATCTTGCGTGATAACGCCCTCATCCAGCGCTTGCTTAAGCAATTTCTGCGCCGCCGTGAGCTGATCCAGCCGCGCCTTTGCGGGGTCAATCGTCGTGATGAGGTTTTCAAGGTTTTCGTTCAGCTTGCCCAGCGAAAGCGGGTCAGAACCACCACCACCGGAACCATCTGGATCAGCCGGCACATTTGATGGCGCGCCGGTGCCCTGCGTTGGATATTGGCTGCGCTTGAACCCCTCAAGCGTCTTTTGATAACGCTCAAGCTGCGCCTCAGCCGCAGTCAATTGAGCCTCAGCCGCAGCGGTGTTTTCAGCCATCGCCTCAGCATAACCGGAGTTGCCCCCAGCAGTCAGAGGGTTCTGATCCAAGAGGGCATTCCCCGCCGTTTGCTTGGCACGGGCGAGGGCAAGCTCAGCCTTTGCCGCCTCAAGCGCTGCGCGGCCCTGATCAATGTGAGTTGCAATCAATTGCTCACCCGAAGCCACCGCCGCAGCGTTGCTGCGATCAACCACCGCAAGCGCCGCTTGAAGGTCGCGGTAAGCCTTATCAGCCAGCTCAGCGGCAGTCTGACTTTCACCAAATCGGGTTGACAGCAGGAAAATGCCGCCAGCCACCGCCGCGATTGCCAGACCGATCGGACCGCTGAAAAAGGCCATAGCAGCGCCAAGGCCGACCATTGCAATACCGGCGATCTCAGCGTTGTCAGCCAGCACCACCATAAAATTTGCAAGGCCCGAAACAGCGTTTGCGATTGTCACGCCAAAAAGCGTTGCAGCCTCCAAAAATTCCGGGCTCATGATTGTCGTTGCGAGGTTGGAAAATGCGCCAACGAGGCTTTCAACAACCCCTTGCAGCGGCCCGCCCGCCTGATTAGCCGCTTGGAAGTTGAGCGCCAAATCATGCAGAACCGGGGCAAGCCCGACAGCGAGCTTGTTGCGCATCCCTTCAAACACAAAAGCGATGCGGCTCATTGCATCGTTAGCCGCCTCGACCCCGGCAGCCATTTCACCGGACATGCTCAGTCCAAACTTTGAAACCTCGCCGCGAGCAGCTTGGATCGCGCCAGAGCCCTGCAAGAGCGCAAGCGAAACCTCATTTGAACGAACACCAAATTCACGCATTATCCCGGCGGCGTCCTGCGCCGAGAGGCCCATTTCGTTGATCTTGTCAGCGATTGCCCCGAACCGCTCATCAACGTCCATTTTCATCAGCTCGCGAGCGTCAAGGCCAAGCATTTTGAGCGCGTCATGCGCGGGGCCACTGCCCTCACGCGCCGCCTCAGAGAGCCGTTTGCCCATCATCTGCACAGCGCCATTCATTTCGCTTACGGCAACACCGGCATCAGAGCCCGCGATTTGCAGGGCGCGCAGCCCGTCAATGGTGCCATCAACAGAGCGGGCCATTTTGGCCTGCGCATCGACCGCCTCAAGCCCGCCCTTAGTCATGGCAATAAGCCCGGCAGAGGCGGCAGCAAAGGCCGCACCAGCAGCAACGCCGGATACCTGTGCAACACGGCTCAACCCGCTCATCAGCGCCTTGGCCCGGCCAATACCGCGCGCAAGGTCCTTAGTATCTGCGCCGATGGATACCTTAAGGTTTCCGATATTCTGAGCCGCCATCAGCCTTGCCCCCTTTTTTCGCGCACAGGCGCGAGCTGCGCCGGATCACCACCCCAAGCGAGAAACAGTTGATCAATGCTGATCTCTTGTTGTTCGATTGTCTGAGGGACCGGCTTTTCTTGTTTTGCGAACATGCTGCTAAGATCAGGCAGCTTTGTTTGACGCGAGAGCGCTGCGACATGCCAAGCGAGCCACGCCCGGCCATCTTGCTCAGCGGTAAGTCGGCGGCGCGCGCCCTCAAGGCGCGCGACCACCTCACGGGGCGTGATCCGCCAAAACCCCTCAGGATCAAGGCCGTGCGCTACATAAACGCGATGCAGCTCAAGCCAGTCCCACGCAACACGCTCGCCGCTTACTTTCCCGAGGTATCGCCCTCAGCATCAGGAAACGCCGCCAAGATGGCCTGCGTCATGATGCGGTCATGATCGCCGCGCAGCTCATCAATAAGAGCGCCCGCCTCTGCAATCGTTGCACCGGGGCGCTCATCCAGCATCAAGGCCCAAAACATGAGCCGCAAATCTTTCATGCGGACCTTTTTGCCGGGCATGAATTTCTCAAGAAACTCATCAATCCCCTGATCCGTGGCGTCCTCAAGCTCGCAAATCGAATTTGTGGAAAGGACCAGGTTGATCTTTTCGCCCTGAAATTTAGCGGCGATTTGGCCGCGCACTTTGTTCGCCATGAGAGCGCCCCTTTTGGGTTTGAATATTGATTAAAGGTGACTGCGCGCCGCGCTTACGCGGCAGACAGCGTAGGCTTCCCGGATGGCTTCACCGTGAACTCACCGGCCATCGTGGTTGTCGAAGGATCGCCAGGTTTCCAGCTTTGCGCGATGCCGCTGAAATCGAACTTCACGCCATTGGGAAACGTGATGCGGAAATCACCCTTGCCCGCAATCATCGCCGCATAAAGCGGATCAGCCGCCGAGGCGTTGTAGTTGAAGGCAATGGTTGCCGGGTCCGTGTCCAGCAAACCGGCGATGTATTCGCGGAAATCATCCGGGCTTTCCAAATGGGTTGCGTCGATTGTTTCGCGCGTGATGCCGGGCGAGGTGATAGATGTGACCTCAAAGCCAACTTTGGCATAGGTCACAGACCCCCCATCGAAACCATCGCCAATGGAAAAAGTCGCTTTCATGCCGATAACGGCGCTCGTTACGGTCATAGCCGGAACTCCAATTTTTTCAGAGATTAAAGGGATGGATCATCAGGCGTGACACCAAAGATGATCTCGAATTTCATCACCCGCGTGCCGATGATCAACGCCCCCTGACTTTGGGCGATCTCAGCGGATTGCAGCCGATTTGATCGGGCGAGGCCAAAGCCACCAGCCGCAATCATGGTTTGCTCAACGGCAAGCTGCATATCGTCCAACTGATCCATTGGATCACCGGAGCCGCGCGCCATCAAAACAACATCAAGGAAAAGCTGACGCGTGACCTCACTCAAAGCCTCATGAGATAGGGCCTCACCCGACGCAAAGACGTAAAGCGCAGGCAGCTTATCATCAGGCACCACCCAACCGGCAGGCGGTGTTTTCAGCATCGCCACCGGCACCGCACCACCGCCAGGATCAACAGTGATCTCAGCGGCAGTGAGGGCGGCTTTGAAGCGGTGCCGGATTTCTTTTGCGACCAGGGTTGCACTCATTGGACATCCTCAAGCTGCGCCGTCACCAGAGCATCAGAGGCCGGGCTTGGGCTTTCCTCAAGAAACAGAAAGCGGTAAATCCGCCCGTCCTTGGGATCGACAAGATCACCCTCAGCCAGATCGGCCAGCTCAGGGCGCGAGGCGCGCAGGACCGGCACCAGCGTTTCAATCTCTGCACCATTAAGCCCATCGACCCGGCGCGGCACACGCCGGAACACCGCAGACACGTCACGCGCCTGAGGTGTTCCATAGTGCAGGGTGACGGTGCCGCCAAAGGCCCGCGCGAGCGAACCGGCGACACCACGAAAGGGACCCTGCATTAGATCAGGGCAACCAAACCCTCAGCCGAGGGATCGGCGGCGGCGGCGACAGCAAAGCCGATGTGCGTGTTGCCACTGGCCACCGTGGTGCATTCCCTGTTCGCGTCGTTCCAGAACACCTTTGCACCAACAACCCACGCCTGCGCGCCAAGTTTTTGGTGAGAATATACGCCCGTGCGCGCAATGGTCACCAGCTCACCGGCCAGAGCTTTCCCCGTCGCAAAGCCAAACATTGCGCCCACAAGAACGCCCGCGCCAGGTTCGACATCATACGGGGCAGGAACGGTAAGGTTTTTACCTTCTTGAATGTAATTTTTCATCATTTTTCCCTTTCAGGGTTCAGGTTGAAAGTGTCAGCTCAATCGAAAGTGAACACCCCGAAGGGTGCTCAAAGCCTTATAGGGTTAAGCCAGGACGCGCTTAGCCCCGGCGGTACGCCCCGCGATACTCGACAGGCGCGGCGGCAAAGATATGCCGGGCAACCATCGAAACGCCGTCAGGGTTCATGCCCTCTTTGGTCATGACCGTGGGCGCTTCATAGCCATCAAGATAGGCATGTTCCAAAACAGGCAGATCAGAGGCGAACAGATACCACCGCGTATCCGAACCATCGGCGGCGGCGCTCAGCGCCGCCTCAACAACCGGCGTGAGGGTGTTGTAGGGGTTGGCATCTTCCATTTTGCCCGGCGTGACCGCCGTGACGAATTGACCGGCGGCAGTTTCCAGAGCGGGCGGCACGAACAGCAGATCGGGTGTGACTTGGATAAAATCATCCTTGTCCTTGGACCCGGCGGGGCGCTGGTGATACATCGCGGCACGGGCTTCACCCACGTTTGCCACGTTGATCGCACCGGCAGCACCGAGGTTCTTGTGATCGGCGTGGAAAATACCCTTGCCATCACCGAGCGGTTTGTTGGAACGGATCGCACCCCATGCAATTTTGCTTTCCAGCGTGCCAGCGGCGCGGGCAAAATCGGTGGGCAGGCGCTCGAAAACGCCCATATCATCATTGATGATCGCCTCAAACGTAAGGTTGATTTGACGCCCGTATTTCGCAAGGCGCAGGCCCGCCGCCTCATCGGTGATTTGGCTTTGCAGGTACTCGCCATTTTCAGCGGTTGCCTTCAGCTCGAAATCACCACCGGCAATGATCGAATGCAGCTCGCGGAAATCGTTGGCGCTGCGCTGGCGCGAGATCATGCCCCACGTTGCGGCCCGGCGGGCATACGCGGCTTGCAGCGTGCGGTTCATCACCTCAGTTGTGATGTAAGAGAAATCCGAAACGCCCAGAGCGCCCGACATCAGCGACGTACCGCGCAGGCCAGCCCGCACCGTGTCGATGTCATTGAAGCCACGCGTGGTGCCCGCAAGGTGCATCGCCAGCGACTTGATGCGCAGGCCACGGAAATCAGTTGCGGGACCTTCCAGCGCGTGCATACGCGGGTTGGCGCGGTGCATCAGCGCCCCAATCATGCCCTCAATCTGAGTTTCGGTTTCGTCGCGGGTGATCTCAACACGCGTGGTGCGCGGCTGAGCGGCGGCGGCGGCGGACATGATCACGCGATTTGCCTCATCAATCGTCACGCCATCGTCAATCATGCGATCAACCTCAGCCTGCCCAACATGCGCCATGAAAGGCGCGGCGGCGGCGCGGATCGCTTTCACGCGGGCGCGATCCGCAGCGACAGCATCGGCGGCGCTCATGACCGGCTCAGCGGCAACGGGTGCAACCGGGGCGGGCGTGACGGCGGGCGTGTTCAGGTTTGCTTTTGTCATGGAAATTTCCTGTTCCTCAAGGATGGCCTCTTGGCCGGTTTCTTGGCTTTCACCAATCTCAAGGCCCGCCTCAGCACTGGCCTCGAATTTCATTTGCGCCTCATGGGCGCGGCTCATTGCGGCACCAACCGCAACAAGCGCAGCGGCCCGGCTCATCGCCGGATTGCTGGACGTTTTGACGGGCGCGGCAAGGACCACATCAGCAAAACCGGCCTCAACCGCAGCCGGGGCGCTCAGCATCGTTTCAGCCTGCATCAGCGCGCGTGCCGCCTCAGCAGTGATGCCAGCGCGCGCGGCGTAGACACCGGCGTAAGCATCGGCCATCAGGCTCAGCTCATTGGCCGCAGCGCTCAGTTGCGCAGGATTGCCATAAGCTGCGTTTGACGGATCATGGATCAGCATCAGCGAGCCCGCCGACATTTCGATTTGATCGGCCCCCATGATCATCAGCGATGCGGCGGAATGGGCATTACCCGTAACACGGGCAGTGACCCGCCCGCCGTGCGCCTCAAGAGCCGCGCGGATCGCCTCGCCCTCCGAGGGCATACCGCCATCAGAGTTGACCAAAATCACAACATCGCCCTGCATCTTGGCGAGGGCGTTGATGACCATCTTTGCAGAAAAAAGGCCCTCATCCTCAGGCCAAATATACTCATCCTTGACGATTGTGCCGAACAGGCGGATTTCGCCGTTTTGGATCAAGTCGCTCATGCGGCTTTTCCTTTCTTGGTTTCATCAACCGCCCCATCCACAGGGGCGGGGTTGCGCGCCAAATCCTCAGCGCGCTCGCGCGCAACCGTGTCGGGATCAAGCCCCATCGCGCGTTGCTCGCGCGACAAGCTGGAAAGACCCGCCTCAACCTTCTTGATGATCGCGGGAATTTCCTTTGTCGGATCGACAAGGGCGCGGCGCTGCGCAGTCCACGCCATTTGCAGCGGGCGCAGGCCGGGCTTTGTCAGCCGGTAAGCCTCAAGAGCCCACCGCCCGACACCGGCGCAAAATTGAGAGATCAAGATTTGCTCTTGCCAAGTCTCAATATTCTTATCCATTTCAAGCCGACCGGCGCGCATGGATGAGAAATTTACGCCGCTGAGGTCACCGCTGAGGCTTTCGCCTGTGATGCCAATGCCCATTGCGACAGCCCAAAGCCCCAGACGCATGACAACATTGTAATCATCAACGCGGGGCGGCGTTGTGAAAGAAACCTTTTGCCCGGCCTCAGTATAGACCAGCGATCCCGGCGAGAGAGCATCAAGCCCGCTCGCGCCCTCAGGCACACCACCATCACCGGCTTCAACAACCCCCGCCAAAAGCGCGCTGATCTTTTGCTTTAAAATCTGCGCCTCTTGATAATCGCGCATTTCGCCAAGCGTCAGCATCACCGGCGCGAGCCAGGGAACGCCGCGCATCTGTCCGGGCCGATCAATGCGCCGGATGTGCAAAACATCCGAGGCGGGCACGCGGTGGGTTCTGAGCGTGCGCCGACGCGAGGCCGCGCCGGGGTGTTGCTCATAGATATGATAGTGCGTTGCGATGCCCTGATCATTGTATTCAATGCCGTCGCGCACCTCATTGGCACCCCAACCCATAATGGTTGAATTAAGGTGATCAATTTCCAAAATCTCGACCGCGAGCGGCAAGGTCGCACCATCGGAGGCGGGGCGTGTGCGCCGCAACGCCAAGACTTCACCGCTTTCAAACAGGCTATTGCAAACGACCGATTGCATGGTTGCAAAATTCATCGCGCGGTGCGCGTCCAATTCAACCGATTGCAGGAACGGCAAGATCACATCCGCCGCATCCTGAGCCGCCTTCTTGTTAGTGCCGGTGATCGTCGGGGCGATGCCCGCGCCAACCACATTGTTCGTGACAACCATCTGAGCGCGCTTTGCAAACGGGGCATTGCGGATCAGATCGCGCGAGCGCTGCCGTAGCGTTGCACGCCCGGCCATTGAGGACGCATCAGCATCCGTGCCCGGCGACTTCCACCCCTTGACGCGCCGACCATTGCCCGCCGCATCGTAATTCATCAGAATTGCGGCCTTAGCCTTGGCTTGGATGCGGCTCAGGCCGCGCATCGGCGCGACCGCGAGAACGGCACGATCAAACATTGAGGCATTGCTAAAATGCTTCATGATCAAACCCCTCGATCAGTTGCGACGTGGCGCACCTGAAAAGGCACGCGCGATGCGGGCGCGAGCGCCGCCTCAATCAGCCGCTTGATTTGCAGCAATTCCGGCAAGGTGCGATACTGCACCATTTCGCCCGCAATCATCGCTTGCGACAGCCCGCCGGAAATGAGCTGATTGATATTTGCCAAATCTTGCGCCGTGTAATCAGCCATTTGCGTTACTCCAAAAACGATATGCGCCGCGCCGGTTTGCGCGGGCGTGATGCGCCGCTTGGCGCGTCAACAGGGTTGCCCGCCGCCGTGATTTCCACCGCAAAAGGATTTTTCAGACCGCCGATTGCCCAAGGTTGCGGGTTGGCCGGGTCAAGTTTCAAAAGCCCCTTGTGCTCAGCCACCGCTTGCGCATATCCGCACAAGTCGATGCTTTCATTTCGGGGCATGTTGGGGCGTTTAACCCAACCCTTTTCGCCGCGCTTTTCAGCGGTAAATTCCTTGATCGGGCCGTCAGGCATCCACTCACCAAGGATCAGCGCGCCAGGGCCGATGTCAGAGCGGCCAAGCCCCGAAAACGTAGTGTCCTTGTGCTTGTCAGTGGCGATATTCAAAAGCTTGATGTCGCGCACTTGCTTGCCGTCACTGGCGCGGGTTGGTGCCTTGTACCATTGCCGCCCCTCAACTTTGAAACCGCCGTGCCCACGTATCATATACCATCTGAGCGCATCGCCCTCTTTGCGGCGCGCCTGCCAGAATTTTGTTGCGTTATCCGAAACCCCCGGCGCGCCGTGAAAGTCACAACCCATAGCCATAGGGCGCAAACCGTAAGACTGCCCTTCAACGGCATATACAGTTTCCATCAAGGGCAGCAGCGCCGCCCAATCCTCAGAATATACCGCCGGGTCAAGCTGCCGATCAGCAGCGCCAGGCGCGTCAGATGGCGGCGTGTGGATGTCAAAGCGATCAATCACCGCGCGGCACCCATCGACACCAAAGGCCGTTGCCTGCACCACAAAGCGGCCCGCCTGCACATCAGCCGACAAGATCACGAACCGCGCCCACTCAGGCGCGACCCCCTGCGCATACGGCTTGCAAGCCTTGCGCAAATCCTCAACGCTCAACGCACCCTCATCGCTCATCGCGCGGGGCAGATAGGGCAAGCCCTGATCCGTGTTGATTGTCACTTGCAGCGGGCTTTCATCGCCCCCGGCCTTGAACCCACGCAGCGCCGTCTCATACTTGCTGACCAGACGGGCCCAAGATGCAAACGCCGCCGCCGCACCGTTGAGCCAATAGCTCACGCGATCCGATTTCAGAACGTCGCCACTTTCGATCCGGGCAAGGCCACCCGCTGCCGTTTCGTGCAACCAATAGCCAGCGCGGTTGAGCGCCACCTTTTCGCGGTGTTCAATCACGCATCCGTTGTGCGGGCAGACCATAACCGCAGACGCCCCGGCATCCGCCGGGCTCAGGGCCTTGTCATAGCTTAGCCGATCAAAGCGCGGCTCAAACGCCTCGCCGCAGCCAGGGCAATCCCAATACCAGCGGCCTCGCGTGCCGCCGTTGTAAAGCTCAAGGATACCACCCGCCACCGGCGGGGCCTCATGCGGCGTTGCGGGCTTATGCCCCGGATCAGTGACCACATGCCCCGGCGATGCCTCTGCAACCGTCATGCCGCGCGATCCGAGCGTTTCCGTGCGCTTGGCCCCCATAGCGAAGGGTGAGCCCTCTTTGCCGATATTGAGCGCCATGCGGTCAAGATCAGTAAACAGCACTGTGCGGGTTGTCTTGCCGCTGAGGAAAGCTTTGGTTGGCGGGCCGATGGAAATCTTTGCCCCGCCGATGAATTTCTTGCTCAGAATGTTGCGATCAGATCGGCCCCGGCCTTGCCGCTTGGCAAGCTCAGGACTGTTTTCGATCATCGGCATCAATTCTTCATCAACCCATGCCTCAGCCGTGGCCTCAGTCATGTGAACGATTTGGCAAACGCCGGGGTCACAAATCACCAGATGGCTCACGGTTGACATGAGCATGACGGTCTTTCCCGCGCGCGCAGGACCCGCAAAGATCACCTCACGAAAGAGCCGCGAGGTTGTCATATTTGCGGGCTCAATCATGTAGGGCGTCACGCCCCGATCAAAGCTTGCCCAACGCCCGTTTGCGTTGACTTTCATGTGAGCCTCAGCAGCATCAACAACGCTCATGCGGGTTGCGGGGCTCAGCGACGGCAGAGCTTGCGCGAGAACCGCCCCGGCGCTCGCATAAGGCGGCATCGGCGGCAGCTCAAAATTCTCACCTGCGCGGCGGCTTGGCAACGTCACCATCAGATCAGCCCCCCATCAAGCGGATCAACCAGCTCAGCCGGATCGCTGAGCGCAGCCGCCGAAATGGTTGCCTTGATCGCCCTTAGAATTTCGTCGTTGTAGGAAACAACGCGCTCAACATCCGACCCACTCAAGGCAAACTCGCGCTCAAGCCAATCGGGTTGACCGTCAAGACCGGCGCGGACCTCAGCAAAAACGAGATCAAGCAACTCAACCATTTCATCAACCTGCACCAAAGCGCCCCGGCGCTCAGCGGCCTGCATCCAAACAAGCTCAGCTTGCGCCAACTCGCGCATCTGCGCCGGGCTCAGCCCCGCCTTTTGGTCGCGCTTGTCGATGCCCAGAAAGGCCATGCGTTGCTGAGCAACAAATTCCTCAGCCGCGCGCTTTTCAGACGCCGCACGGGCCTGAGTTTCATCAAACCAAGCCTTGCAATCTGAGTACAAGAAACCGTAGGCGACCCCGTTGCCTCCCTCAGTATCGACCGGCATTCCCTTAGCCCGCCACTTGTCGATTGTGTTTTCAGATACGTTGAAAATCTGCGCGATTTGTGCGCGGTTCAAAAGCGGCTCAGCGCCGCCGAGATCATCGGTCATGGCCTGCCCCTCAAAAGAATTCTGGCGAAATTAAAAGATGGCGGGCCGTTTCACTTGGCGCGTTGACCGCCGCGCTTGCCCTCGCCAGCCAACAGGGGCGCGGCACAGAGGCGCAGGCTTTCAAACGTCCTATCTTGAAGCCATCGGGCATCACTGCCCGCCATCATCAAATTTCATCAGGGCGGAAAGTTTAATGGGGCGGGATGGCAGCCAGCCAGTGCCCGGCCCCGGTGCCGATCAAAACCGGCCCTTAAAAGCGCCTAAGCGCATCAGCAAAACAGTTTGATTTTGGATCGCCCCGCAGGGCGCTATCTACTTAACCATTTCGATCACCTCGCGCATAAAAGGGAAATCCAAGGGACAGCGGGCGCTGACTAAAACAACAACATCAACGCCAATCTGCACCTCTTGAGAATTTGAAACACAACAAAAACATGCGGTGCGAATTACCCGCATGAGCCTCAGGCCCCGGAAGGACCCAACGCACTAAGCCGCAACATCAACGCGCCGTCTTTACAGCCTGAGCCAAGCGCCTCGCGATGGCCGGGCCGATCTCAGAGCGAGCAAGGCGATGTGCGCGCGGCACAAACTTGAGGCGCGGCGAATAGCTCACCGCATCCCTGTAGGCGACCAAGAGCTTGAGGCCCTTGCGCGCGCCAACCGTTCCAGCCGCGCCGGTGCCCGCCCCGCCCGCCTTTGTTCTGCGCTTGCCGACCTTTGGCCGCTGCCAGATGCCCGCAACACCCTTGACCGTTCCAGAGAACGTATCAGGCCGAGCCAGGGCGCGCTTAATCGCACCCTTTGGCATGTTCCCATATTTGTTGAGGCGCTGATTAACCGGAACAACGACAGCCTTGCGCTTAGCGCGGCGAGTACCGCCGGTTGCCTGCAATCCTAGATATTCCGCCTGAACAGGCTTGAACCCCACGACACCGACAAGCTTGCGCTTTGTCGCGCGCTGAGTTGTGAGGCCGCGCGTCGTGAATGTCGTGGGCCGGTCAATATCGCGGTTAAGAGCTGACCTTTCAGCCTCAGCGATTTGACCGGCCACATCATTGATGCCGAGGGCCGCAGCGAATGGCATCTGCGTTTTTGCAACACCACTCAGCCGCCGCTCAATGGCGCGTGTATCAACGGACATCTGCAACATAAGTTTGAGCCTTTTCCGGTCACGCGGCATGAGGGGCGCGCGACACGCCCCGGCACCAATATGATAAAAGGCGGGCCTGCCGGGCGCTCGAAGCGCCGGGGCCAAATGAAAGCGCCCACCACCGAGGGACCGGGGCGGGCGCTTTGTTGAGACACACCTTTAATCAAGTAATGAACCTTATAAGGTGAAGTATCCCGCTTTGTCAAATTCCTCGTTGCGCGGTATCACGTCAGCGCTCTTGTTTTGTTTTGTGCATTACAAAAACCCAACGGCGTTTCATCATCGCTCTCAAGACGCGCCGCCGTGGCGATCAGGCCAAGGGCGCGCGCCATCCCCTCAAGGATCACCTCAGCCGATGCGCTCAGAGCCGCCACGTCACGCCGCTGACCCGACCACCCCGCACGCGTGAGGATCGCCTTCATATCACAACCCTCAAGGCACAACGCATCCATCAGCTCGCGCGCCGAGATCGCCCGGCGCTGCCCACCGCCGCGCGCACTTGGCGTCAACACGTTGCCAACGGCATCAAGCACCCGCTCAACAGAACGGATAGCACTGGCGTGCATGATGCGGGACGTAACGCCGCCATCATTGGTGGCCGCGCCGCCATCAGACTTTGCCCCCTCAGCCGATGTGCCAGCAATTGAGCCGATCTTTTCGCTCGCATAGGCATACCGCTCAGCCGCCCGGCGGCGCGGGTCAACGTCAGCCATGCGACCCAATACGGCGGGCAATCGGCGGCGAGCCGTTAGACATCCAGGATCAGTCCGAAGGACTTTGACCGAACACCTGCGCCCCTCAGCATCACGATGCTGCGCCACATCCTCAATCTGCGCCAGATCGAAAAAACCGCGAGCTGCGCCCGGCGTGACCCGCGCGCCCAAGCCCACGCCAGCCATCGCCCGACGCGCCGCATAAGTCCCGATGATGTGGAAATTGATCCGCTCAGCCCTCAACCGTGCCGCCGCTTGCGTCATATCTTGTCCCTTACTCTACCAAATGCGCGCCCAATTGGCCCGTAGGTTCACTATATATTGTGTTTCCTTCACCGTAAAAGGTTTTCTTTACGGCGAGAACCGGGATCAATTTGGGATTATGGGATTAGGTTGGGATTAAGGATTTTCGCTAATCCCAAGCCTAAGCAATTGTTTTTGTTTATTTATTTTCCATTTTATCCCTATTTGGGATTATGGGATTAATAATTCCCTAAACATATAAGGGATAACAAAACAGACAGATTACCTTGCGCGTATTGGCGCAACCCCGGCAAAGCTGATCCCAACAATCCCCTAATCCCAATTCAAGGGTTAAATTACTGATATAAGGTGATATTCACCCCAAACCCCTAATTTTATTAGTCCCAACCTAATCCCAAATCAGCCCCGTTAATCCCAAGCTTGGGATTAACCCCGCCCCAATCACGGCGATCCGGCCCGATCCTGAGCGCACCCGTGCCTCAAATTCCCCATCAATACCGCTTGTCCTTACCCATCGCCTCGCCCCTTGATTGCCCTAACCTTTGGGATCAGAGCGCCCTGATGTCATGTGAGAGGGGTGCGGGGATCGCATCAGAAAACGCAAAACGCCGCTGCCGGGCAAGGGCAGCGGCGCAGGGCAAGCGGGATGCGCAGGGCCGTGCGTAGATCAGGCGGGGGCCTGATAGCGATCATCCGCCTCACCGTCTTGGCGGCGTTGCTTGAACTCATCAGTGAGCTTGATGCCGCGCCATCCGGTATTGTTACTCTTATCGTGCCGGAATGATCGGCCCTCTGCATCTTTGAAAAAGTCCGTCTTATCCTTGAGGTGTTTGAAAATGGTGCGCGTGCCCCAAGGATCGCTTGAGCCCGAATTTACCTGCCACCAAACAAAAGCCTCATTCATTTCCTTGGCGCGCGTGAAATCATCATCTGAGCCCGTGACCTCACAGCAGCCTAAGATAAACTCCAGGATCGGGTCACTTTCCTCACGGTAATCCTTGGTAGCGTCCAGCACCTCTTGCGGGATCATCAGGCCATTCTCAAGCCACACCTTGCAGCCATCCAAAAGCCAATTCAGGATACCCGCGCGCTCATCCCAAAGCTTTTGAGGCAACAGCGGATCAACAGCCTCATCAGGGATCGACACAACAAAAGGCACCAGCAGAACGCGCCGCCAAATGCCGTTGTCTGTGCCCCTGATCTCAGGCTTGTAGTTGCCATCAATTGTGAGGGAAAATTCAGGCGTTACCTCAACAAATTCCTGCATCATACGGCGCACCAGAATATCAGCGCCGCCGGTGAGTTGCTTGATAAGCGCCTCGCGCATCTTTGTGCCGCGCTCAGGCTCAGAGGCGCGCACCAGACGCGCGCCGGGCAAGCGCACCAGATCGGGCGTTGCATCGCCGCCCTTGCGTTGTTCGGTGCCGCTCAGGCTTTCAATCGGAACGCTTGCGGCATAGGCCCCCATGATCTTTGCAATTAGCTCTAAAAGCGTTGATTTACCGTTGCGCCCGCTGCCATAGAGAAAGGCAAGCTTTTGCTCAGTCGTGAGGCCAGTGATCGAATAGCCAAACCACCGCTGGACAAACGCGCGCAGCTCAGGCGATGGCAAAATTGTTGCCATAAACTCTTGGAAATTTGGGCAGGTAGCGTCCGGGTCATAAGCAACTTGCATCATTTTCGTGAGATAGAGATCACGGTTGTGATCCTCACGCTCAAGGGTGAAAATGCGCTTTTCCGTGACGGGGTGCGTACCCTCGTTAAACGACAGAACGCAATTTTCAGTATTGAACATCACCTTGTTTGCGTTGAGCGTCTTAAGCGGCTTGTAAACGTCAACCTGCGCCTCACGCATCATGTTGTTGATCGGGCCGGTATTACCCGCCGCCTTGGCGTGCGAGTGATGGCCCCGACGCATTCCGGCAAGCTTTTTCTTGAGATCATCGGCGCGCTCAATCAGAACATCAAAATCCTTGAGCTGCGCCTTTTGCGCTGGCGTGCGCTTTGATGCGGGCGTTTCCTTGATCTCAGCCGCCGCCTCACGCGCAAGCTCACCATCGGCAACCTGAGCGGCCTCCCAATCCTCAAGGCGAATAAACTCAGCCTCAGCGGTCACCTTTGCCGAAACCTGTTGTGACAGGCGGCGCACCTCAAGTTGATCATCATCTTGCGCCCAGCATCGACCATCCCAAACGAACCATCCGACACGCGGCACAAAGAGAACATCAGCGCCGAAATAGGCCGTGAACCTTTTGCCGTTTCCGAAGTCATTGAGCGGCAGAGCGCCACATTCCTCAGCCAATTCCTGCGATGATTTAACAGCCGGGACGCCATTGTCAGGGGTGCGGGGTGTGGTGGCCCCATCATCAGGGTTCACGCCCTCAGGTAAGATTTCGTCAGCGCCCTCAAATGCGCGGTTTACTTGCTCGAATTTACTCATTTTCGGGTTGGCCTTGTGTCAGATCATTCAAATCAACCCCATCGCCAGCTCGCACGATGTGCGAGCGCAGGTAGGGGTTGGCATTCATTGCCCGCCGCAAGCCCGCCGTGAGCTTGGCGCGGGTCATTTTTTCCTCACTATCGCCATCTTGGATGTAGATAAGGCGCTCAACGGATGCGGGCGGCAGGAACGCCCGCACATCACTCAAATCAGGCACGCCAGAATTGCGGCCCGTTTGCTTGCCGCTCATGTTGCCGAGATCGACCCCAGCCCAATATGACGCGCCAAGAACGGCATCAGCGACAAGCGCCGTGCCTGTTGTCTCAATCCCCTCGCCCATCACCAGGACGCGGGCGCAGGCGGTGCCGGTGAGGCGGATAGCGCCGCCCTTTTTACTGCCCAGCACCATTTTTGCAGGGTGCGCCTCGCCGGTTTCCCGGTCAATAATCGTCGCTTTTTGGCCGGGCGCGTCCGGGTTGAACCAAGTCTGATGCACCGCTGAAAACCGCCCATCCCGCCCTTGGATTGCCGAGATCAGCGCGGGGCCCCGGTGCAGCTCGCGGCGGGCGCGGCCGATTTTCTTGACGTAGGGGTGCGCGGGCAGATACCGGAAACAGGCGAAGGAATAAGGCAGGCCCGCGAGATCGACATTGCGCGCAGCGAGATAGGCGGCGGCAGGCGATCCGGCAAACGGCAAAGCTGAGCGCCAAATGACAGCCGCCTGATCCTTGGCAAATGCCCGATAGCGGGCGGCATCAGCCTCAGCCTTAGCATCAGCCTTTTGCTTTTCAATCTGGCGGCGCTCGACCTCAGCGGGATCTATCTCAACGCCCTGCGCGCCCTCAAGCCACTCAACCGCGCCCATGAAATCGGTGCCAAGGGCGAGCTGGACGAGCGCGAGCGCATCGCCCCCCTTGGGATCACAGATGCGGCAGCGCCAAACGCCCTTTTTGACGTTTGCAGAGAACCGATCAGTGCCGCCACACCCGGCGCGCGGGCAGGGGCCAACCCGCTCATCACCAAGGGCGGTCAGATCAGGGATAGCCAAGCGGTCCAAAACCTCGCGCATGGTGCGGGCCTTGGCGCTTTCTATGCGGGGATCAACGGAGCGGTACATCAAAACACCTCAGGGTGAAAATGCAGAAAAAAGGTGAATGCCGGGCGCGGTGCATCTGCGCCCGGCAGGTTGGTTAATCGTCGCCGCAGGCCGCAGCCTTCACGGCCCACATTGAGGCGGTTTCAAGTTGCGTGAGCGCAACCGCGCGGCGGCGGCTAGGCGGCAAGTTTTCGATCTCCGCCGTAAGCTCATTGGCTTTTGTCTTGATCGCATGGATTGCCGGGTCACCGGACGGATTGAATTTTGTATCTGTGACTGACATTTGATTTCCTTTCACACAGTCAGGTTGAGAGGGTGCCACCCTCAAAACGGAATTTCATCATCGAGATTACGCGAGCCGCCAGAGCCACCCGCTGAACCCCCGCCGCCATAGCCTGGACCGCGATCATCACCGCCGCCTGAGCTTCCGCCGGATGAGCCGCCGCCATCGCTGCCGCGCTTATCCAACATTTGCAAACTGCCATTGAAGCCCTGCAAAACCACCTCAGTCGAATAGCGATCAGCGCCGGATTGATCTTGCCACTTGCGCGTTTGCAACTGGCCCTCAACCATGATGAGCGAGCCCTTTTTGAGATATTGCTCAGCGATGCGAACAAGGCCCTCTTGGAAGATCGCAATTGAATGCCATTCCGTCTTTTCGCGGCGCTCGCCGGTGTTGCGATCCTTCCAGCTTTCCGAGGTTGCAAGGCGCAGATTGCAAACCTTACCGCCGCTCTGGAATGACCTCACCTCAGGATCGCGGCCCAGATGGCCGATCAGCATGACCTTGTTAAGTGAACCAGCCATCAGAACCACCCCAACACAGCACCAAGCGGCGGGACAATGATGCCAAAGCCACGCAAGAGCTCAATCGACCCCGCCTGCTCAAGCCCGAAAGACAAGCCACCAACCAACTTGCCTATGTTGAGAATCCATCCGATCACCGCAGCGATCACCAGAGAGATAGTCAAGATTGAAATCGAAGATAGAAGTTTTCCCATAAGATATTCCTTACTTTAGGAGAGATGTGTCAACGGGGCAGCGATCTAGCCTTTTCGCACCCACAACTTGCAATGAGCGGCGCAACGTAAGCCGTTCACGACGATGCCCAGCCGCGCGCAAGGCTGCGCCATCTCGCGGATCGCAACACCGGCAGGGAAGCCCGTGCAGGTGCCACAGACGCGCCGCAGATGTATCGGGCACGCAGGATCAAGCGGGCGATGGCGGCGAGGCATGAGGCGCTTGCCATCAGGGCCGGTGATGTCAGAATCAATAATTCTCACTGATACCACCCGACAAGCTCACGCCGCCCTTTCCCACAATCTTGACGGGCTGAGGCGCTACCTCAGCCCCATGCGCAGGCTTGCGCACATCATCGGGCAGAACGCCGCCGCAATCACGGATGAGGATCAAATGAGCTTGCAGCAACGCGAGCGCCATTTGGTCGACCGAAATCGGGGAAGTGCCGCCCGCCGCATCGCTCGCGCTTTGTGCAATATGTTCGATTTGGCGTAGCTCTTGCTCACCGACTTTCAAGATCAGCTCAGCCATCTATTCAGCCTCGCGCGATGTGATCTCAGGCAACTCTTTGCCCTGATCGGCGGCGGCTTGGCGAAGATGGCGCTCAATATCGACGGCAAGTGAAAGGGTAATGCCACGAGCCGGATCGCGCAAGAATACGCCAACCGAATTGACACCCGCGCCGATAGAGCGCGATACGCTTGCAGGCTTCACCTCAACCAACTCAAGGGCCTCAAGGACCCAGGCACGGAAGGTATCGGTAGGCGGGATTTCGCAAATATGGATAACTTGGGACACGTCTTAACCTCATTTTTTAACACTAATAGCTTGATATCACCTTTTAGGGTTAAATCAAGAGGGGAAGCGCACCTAAGGTGGGGAATTCCATACTTTGCATTGCAGCAATCCCCTTTTAGTGTTAAATTAATGGGTGCAGCTATGGCGGATCAACCACCAAGCGAACAGCGCCAAAATTGAATGGGACCACCGATGATCAATGAACAAACTGAGCGCAAAATTCAAAACGCCCGAACCAATATGAAAATCGCGGTAGCTCTTAGCGACCTCAGCGCGTCCGAGGTTTCCACAAGAGCCGGGTTGAGCGTCAACGTGTTAGGCAAGTACCTCAGAGGCGAAACCATGATTAGCTTTGCGAACATGCAGGCAATCTGCGACGTTCTTGACGTGCCCCTTGCGATGATAACAACAGAGCGGCAAATTACTCCAGCAAGGATACGCCTCGCAAAAATATTGCTCAGAATGAGCGATGATGATTTGCAAAAATTCCTTGAAAGCGAAACTGCGCGCAAGATTGAGGGGGCGGAATAAGGGCTCAAAGCAAAGCACCCCTAAAGAACTGCGATAGGGCGGCACAAAGCGCCGCCCACATCAAACGCCACGTCCAGGATCGCCGCGCTCACTCTTGCGCAGGCCGCAAAACAATTCCAAGCGATCACAGAGGGCATTAATCTCCCCCTCCCTCTTGCCGGTTGATAACGCATCGACCACCCCCACCAAATCACAACTAGCACCGCTAGGTGCCCTTGGGTCATCATCAACCTGACCGCGCATTTCCATCATTTTAATATGCCCTCAACCCTATAGTGTGAAATCCCCCTCACTACTAGTGCGGGAACCCCGAGCGGTCAACCCTGAGCGCCTCAATTTTGACCGATTTTCAGCAACCCCTTTTTATTTGACTATCACCTTTAAATGTGGTCTAAACCCTCGAAGAATAGCCGAGGTGATCAACATGCCAACCCAGTTTACAACGACGCACGCCAGCGAGATCAGCGGTCAAGTAGAACCCCTGACTTTGCTCATTAACGGCTCAGGCGGCGGCGTGAGCCTGCTAATCGCTTTCCTCATTTTTGCCGGTTACATGATCGGGCGCGAGGCAAAGCGATGAACGAAATGAGCGCCTTGCAAGAGGCCGAAAACCTCAACACCGATCAAGCGATTGCATGGCTGAAAAGCCAAGGCATTCACACCAGCCGCAGCGGCCTTGATCAAGCCCGAAAATCCGGCAAGCTGACTTGGCTTAAAGTTTCGGGAAAAGCACGCATTCTATACCGGCGGGAACACCTTGCCGCCGCCTTTTTTGAAGGATTTCAAACATGCCCCTCAAACTCATCCGCAGAAATGGTACGGGAAACTATTACCTCAGAGGCAATGTTGCCGGATCAAATATTTACACAAGCACTGGCACAAGCGACCACCAAGCGGCGGAAAACATCAGGATCAGGACAGAGGCGCAAATCCTCGAACGTGCATCGCTTGGCCGACGCGCGACAGTAACCTTTGCCGAAGCCGCCTTGAACTACATGAACACCGGCGGCGAAACCCGATTCCTCGCACCCATCCTCAAGCACTTTGGCCGCGACACCCGCCTTGCAGAGATTGACAATGCGGCAGTTAACCAAGCCGCCGCAAAGCTCTACGCCGGGGCCAAGCCCGCCACAATCAACCGGCAGCTCATCACGCCGATTTCCGCGATCCTCACGATGGCCGCAGAGGACGGCCTTTGCGAATGGCGCAAGCTGCGCCGCCGCCGCGTGAGCGACAAAAAGACGCGATGGCTCACGCCAGAGGAATTTGAGACACTGGCCGCAAAGCTTGATGCACATCTGGTGCCGATCATCGGCTTTATGATCGGCACCGGCGCGCGCGTGCGCGAAACGCTCACCCTGCAAACCTCTACGCTATACCTCGCACAAGGGCAGGCGCTCTTGACCGACACAAAGAATGGCGCACCGCGCATGGTGCGCCTGCCAGGGCGCGCGGTTGAAATGATCGAAACCCGCGAGCTGCCGGAAATGGGCACAGCGTTCACGACCAACAAGGGCCTGCCATACGCCATCAAAGACAACACCGGCGGGCAGATCAGGCGCGGCTTTAATAATGCGCGCGATGCCGCCGAACTTGGGCCAGACGTGACGCCGCACACCATCCGGCACACTTGGGCAACGTGGCATTACGCCCAAAATCGCGACTTTGGGGCGCTCTTGGATTTGGGCGGCTGGTCAAAGGCCGATGTCGCCAACATTTACCGCAAGATCGCCCCGGACGACCTCGCAGAGCGATTGCTCGCGCACGGATGGGATTACCGCACCGCCGGGCGCTTGGACGCCCTGCAACAATCACCTCTGCGCATTGTGCGCTAAAAAAGGATCGAAAAATGAGAGACAAATTCACCGCAGAGCAAAAGCTGATCGCGCTGATCAGCTTGCTTGTATTCATCACCGCAATCACCATGACCCTCACAACCCACCGCACAGCCATGCGCTGCATCGAAGCGGGCGGAAATCCAAGCGCACAGGCGCACAAGCGCTGCACGTTCTGAGAATACGCACGCCTAGCTTTAACCCTAAAAGGTTAATTGAACCCGAGAAGGAATGAGAGAAATGAACCGGCGAGACAGGATACGCGCCAAGATCGCGGCAAAGACCATCATTGAGCCGGACTACATTTGTCCGGCAACAGGCGAAATCAAAACAGGGTGCCACATCTGGACCGGCGGCACGTCAGGTGAGGGCCGAGGCGGCGGCTATCCCCGGATCAATCTTGACGGGGGCACGATGGCGACACACCGCGCAAACTGGATCAACGAAAACGGGCCGATCCCGCCATGCAAGCAACTGGATCACCTTTGCCTAACGCGCCTTTGCATTCGAGAGGATCACCTTGAGCTTGTCACGCACCGCCAGAACATGAAGCGGCGCGATGCCGCCAAGGCAAAACGAGAGGCGCGGCCATGAACGGCCCGGTATGGATCGGCAGGCATCTTTTTCTTGGTCGCACCATCATCGGCGCAATCAACACATCAAAGGACGCCGGGCGATGGCTTGGGATGTCATACCTACCGGGCGCGGCGGGCGTTATGGTCGGGCAAGATTTCCCAAGCGAGGCGGCAGCAAAGGAACGGGTCATGCAATCCGCTCAGAGCCGGTGCAAGGCAATGTTTGGCGCGGGCCTGCAAACCACATCAGACGCGGTGCATGAGGGGCGTGCGCTGCGCGTGGTCGCGCGCGCCATCTGGCGCGCGGGCGTGTGGCGATGTGATCGCCCCGTGAACGCTCACGCCATGTTCTCCGATCTTGGGCGCGCTCTTGGGTTCAAAGACCAGGACGCACCCAAGCCATGTGAGGGCGGTGACGAAAGCGGCGGATCATCTGCCGAGCCGCCGCTTGATGATGGCGAATACCTTGAGAGCATCGAAAGCGCACAAGCATGATTGCCGGGATCAAGTTGCAGATCACCGCCGACGCTCGCGCCCTTGCAGGCGTTGCGGGAAACCTGAAAGCTAGAGCGGCCCACCTTAGGGCGCTCTATGACCAGATGAGCGAGGCCGATCAGCTCAGCCCGAACAGCGAGGCGCTTGCAGATCAGGCCGCAACACTTGAAGCCATTGCCCAGACTGCGACCGATAGCGCGCTTGAGCTGATCGGCATTGCCAATTGATACCGGCGGCGGCGTTTACCTGCCGCCGCTTCACCTTTAAGTGTTGCAAATCACCTTTTAATGTGTGATCCTGACCGCAATTCAGGATCAACGACGAAAGAAAGCGATGCAATGGAATTGAAGGTTTTAATAGGCTGCGAACAGTCTGGCGTTGTGAGGGACGCCTTTGCCGCCCTTGGGCACGACGCATGGTCCTGCGACCTTTTGGCAGCCGAAACCCCGACAAACCGGCACATCATAGGCGATGTGCGCGAGGTGATGAACTGGCAAGAATGGGACATTCTGGCCGTGATGCACCCGCCCTGCACTCGCCTTTGCAACAGCGGCGTGCGCTGGCTCACCAGTCCGCCCAAAAAGAGGCAACCCAGCTACCCCGAAGCATACGATGGCTGGACCCACGCCGAGCGCCTTAATTTTATGTGGCGGGAACTGGATGAGGGCGCGGCGCTCTTTTCAGATTGCTGGAACGTGCCACACATTCCCCACGTTGCCGTTGAAAACCCGGTGATGCACAAGCACGCCAAGGCACGGATCAAAAACTTTCAAAAGCACGCTCAGAGCTTTCAGCCTTGGCAATACGCCACCGATGAGGCGGGACCAGACAACGAAAAAAAGCGCACATGCCTTTGGCTGCGCAACCTCCCCAAGCTCACCGCAACGGGCACCCTTGACGGATCGACAGCACGCAGCACCGTCCACAACGCAAGCCCCACAAAAGACAGATGGAAAGAGCGCAGCCGCTTTTTCCCCGGCGTAGCTGCCGCGATGGCCGCTCAGTGGTCTGCGCACGCCATTGCCAGCCGGGCGCAGATAGCAGCCTAAAACCGCCAAGCCCCGCCCAATTTAGCCGCGCATCTATTTGCGCGGTTATCACCTTTTAATGTTGCATGTCACCTTTAAGTGTGAGAAAAGGATTGCAGAGACAGGGCACACCGCCCGGCAAACCTTAGGATCACAACATGAAAAACCGCATCACACTTTCCGCAAAATTCCTCACCGTGAACGGCACGCGCGCAGGCATCCAGATCAGCGCAGGCCCTTGGATCTCGGGCGTGCCCGCCGAGCTGATTAAAGTGCGCTGCAAAAAGGGCACCTTTCCCGCCGGTTTCCGCGAAGCGCTGACAATCGAGAACAACAGCGACAGCCGCGAGGATTACTTTGAGGCTGATTGCATCCGCCTGATGCCCGGTCACGCCCTCTATGACGCTGCGAAGGCGGCGGCTTAAGATGAACACGGCACAACACCGCACCGCCGCCGCAAAAGCCGAAAAAGCCCTGAGCTGGATCGAAGCCGCCGAACACCTTGAGGCGGCGGTTGCCAAACACCCCGCACACAACAACCCGCGCGGCATCGGCGCAATGGATCAGAGGGACATTGAGAACATGACCCGCAAGGCCGCATCACACCGCCGCTTTGCGAAGTCAGAACAGGAAACAGCAATCTAAACCACATTCAGAAAGGCCCCAGCGAGATCAGCGCCGGGGCCTTTTCAGATCAAGGGCACGAAACTGCCGCATATGTGGTGCCGACATTCAAATTTCGGACTGTCTCGCGCAGCACGGGGCATCCGGTGACCGCCTCAATCGCAGCGACATTTGCAACCGGCAGCGTCATATTGGACGCAAGGAAAACCTCACCGCCCTTAGGATCATTCGGCCCGGCAAGATACACGCCCGGACCATTGGCCGGGCGGGGCGTCACGAAAAACGAGCGTCCTGCGATCTCTACCGTCTGAGCATCGGGGTAATAATCCGTCATTTGGGAACACCCCGCCACCAACGCCAACATCAGAAATTTTCTCACGATTTCCCCCCTTTAGTTGCCGGGATTTTGGCGCAGGCACGCGGCACGCGCAACCGCAAAGGATGTGGCGGCAGGCACATTGCCAACCACCACAGCGGCGCAAGCCTCAACGCGCACCTCAGCCGGGCGCTCAGACTGCCCCAGCCATCGCGGCAAGGTCAGACCAGCCAAGCAAGCCAGGATGATCAGGGCGCTTGCGCGTTCACGTTTCCGCATCTTGGGGCGGCATGGATGGCGCATCAT